CCAATAATGTCCAGCGGTTTGAATGGACGGAATTCGGACTGGCTTCCCAGTAACTGGATCTCAAGACGCGCCCGGGATTTGATCAATAGCCCAGGCAACAGCAGCACTTGCAACCACACCGGGGACGCCGCCGCCCTTGATTGAGGAAACGGCAGATTTTGCGAGTTTAAGGGGGTTGATAGTTACAACTGGCTTTATCGCCACTTTCACCTTTGAAGGAGTAGTACCGGACGAAGGAACAGACTGCCCAGCCTGAAAACGAGAGCCAGCAGTATGCTCTGAAGTGAATTCAGGGCCGAAGAACGCAGCGTCACCATACGGCAAGCCAATGGCGCTCTGGGCTGCATTCATGATGCTCGTGAACGGCGTTTCCGGAGTCGTCACGCGCGTTGCCGCATGGGCCCCAGAAAGAAAAAGGGCGACCGAAGTCGCCAGTACCAGGGTCGCCCTTTTCATTACTTGGCGCCCTTCTTGACCCACTTCTTGACGAGGCCCATGGCGACGTCCGGAGCCAGGGAGGCAACCAGCAGGCCGAAACCGGCAGCAACGCCCAGGCCGATGTAGACCTTGACAGTGGTGGTCAGCTCAGTGAGGCCGGCTTCTACTTCGCCATCAGCGAAAGCGGTGCCAGCAGCGACGGCGGCGACGGTGCCTACAGCGATAGCGATGCGCTTGGCGCGTTCTTTGCGGGACTGATACATGGTGTAGCTCCTTTACGGGGTTGAGTGTTAGCGAACGCCCTTGACGATGAGTCTGATGATCGTCTTGTGAGCGCGACCGATGCCGTATCCCATGAACCAACAAAGCACACAGGAGCCGGCAGCGATTTGAGCGAGTACGAGCGGAGTCATTGAGCCGACCCCGCGGTGTACCCGTGACCGAAACACCCGACCATGGCGAGGCCGCAAAGCAGCAGGTAGAGGTGGTCCAGTGTGATGTCCATTTACTGGCCTACTGCCTTCGGCGCGGCCTGCTGCGCTGCGATCCGGCGCGACTGGCGAGGGTCAATGTTGAACTGGACGCGACCGTCCTTGATCTCGCCAGTGACATCGCATTCATACTCGCCGGCAGGCAGGACTTCGTTCTGAGCGCGGCAGTAGTAGGAGAACTTCTGCGGGTAGTCACAGCCGGGCAGATGGGCGTATGCCTCGGCCATCGTGTAGTTGTTACCCTTGCCAGAGGTGCCGGAGCGGGAGGTGCAGTTGGGGGTAACGGTGATACGAAGTTTCATGGTGGTTCTCCAGAGGTCAGAAGCCGAACACGTCGGCAAAGCATGGGGTGCCGGATTGCTGTTCAAGCAGGGTCCATTGGCGTTCGGGCTTGATGCCCTGGGCCTGGCGAGATTCGAGCGCTGCCAGGGTTTCGGTTACTTGCTGCTGCAGAACCGGATTCACGAATGGCCGGGCCTGCTGTTGCTCTTGAAGGCGGCGGCGCTGGCCGCTGGTGAGCTGGGTGCCTTGGAAGCTGACGGTGCGGATCATGGGCGGAACTCCAAGCGCACGAGGTACAGCGCGATGACACCGCCCGCGAGGGTGGCCAGCAGAGAAAGGGTCGCGGAAATCACTTGGCACCCCGACGCTTCGGCGATGTTTCAACACGAACGCAACGGGCGAACTCAGCCTCGGTGAAGTCGGCCCAGTCAGCTGGCGTGTGATGGATGCCGGCTTGCTTGCTGTACGCCTTGATCAGGCGATCACGGTTTGCGCCTTTCCACAGCAGGAACGCGTTCATGCCGCCACCTGCAGATGGTTCGGGCGCTGATACCAGCTCGGGATGGCCAGCACGGTCGACTTGGTGATCTCGCGGGCCTGACGGACGAAGATGGGCGCGAAGCGCGAGGTATCGCAGGCGTTGCGGATATTGATGCCGATGCGGTTGAGGCGCGCGGCGTGGGTCTTCACGGCAGACTTGTCGAAGTCGAACTGTTGTCCGTGCATCCACTGAATCGCATACAAGGCGGTGGTATTTGCTGCACGGGTGGTGTCTACGATCTGCTCAGCCAAGAGCTGTTCGGATATGGAAACGATGTCCATGGCGGTCACCTTCAGTCGCTCGTCAATTCTCAAAAACTCGTCGTGGAGTTCGGCAAAACGCCGTTCGTCAAAGAGGCCCCAATAGGCCAAGCATTCGCGCTGCAAAAATTCATTTTTCAGTTCCTGCTCCATCCGAACCACGCCATGAAGGGCGCAGTAGTCGCGGACGCGCTGCACGTACAGGAACTCGGTAGATTCATCGCCGTACAGGCGCTTGATCTTCGGGAGCAGGTTCTCGTCCAGCTCGAAAGCCTTGTCGTAGGCCTTGCGGTACTGGAGGCGCCCGCCTTTGCCGTTGCCCTTCGGGGTCCATGCGACGGTGCGGCCGTTGGGATACAAGAAGCCGATGCTGTGCCCGATGCGCTGGGAGGACACACCGCGCAGGTAAGCCAGAACATTGCCCTCGCCTACCGATACGTTCGTGGTGAGATCGATGCGCTCGATCTTGGCGCCGTCTGCCACACGATCACCGGTCTTTGCACCTGATGCGCCGTCCCGCAGATCAACACGGGTGCAGCGGGTGAAGCCCGGCAGACCGTACTCAGCCAGAAGCTGGTTGTAGACCGAGACACACTGCTCGATGGTCGAGAAGCCGAACAGATTATCGAGGCGCCCTACCCGGCTTGGGTTGCCCTCGACGCGGATTTTCCGCCCCTGCACATGGATCGTGACCGACGTGGAATAGCTCGCCTCATGCTTGAAGCGAGGCTGGCGGGTGGAAAGCACCTCATTGGTGTTCGTATCGATTGTGATCGTCATCACATCGCACACGACCGGAAGATCGTGAGTGTGCTCCTGTGAGATCGTAAGCCAATCGATGAACATTCCATTTCCCGTCAAGGTCCATAACCTGACTGCGAAGGTATAAGATCGTACACCCTGGCGTCAAGCACAATGTGACACCCTGCGGTGTCATATATTGACGCTGGTCAAACATACAGGAGTGATGATGCTCGGCAACGAAGAACCACACGGCGGCGACTCCATGACCATCGGCGAGAACCTAAAGCGGGCGCGGGCTGCAGCAGGACTGACCCAGCAGCAGGTATGGGAGGCTGCCGGCATGTCCGAGTCCGCGTACAAAGGCTATGAGAAAGGCGAACGGCCACCACCAGGGGACAAGATCGCAGTCCTTGCCCGCGTGCTCGGGGTCGCAACTGACGAGTTGCTGCTGGACGAGGCAGAGCGAAGCGGCAGCGCAGAATTCAGGGCGATGTGGCGCCGACTAGAGATGCTCCCCGAGGACATGCGTGAGCAAGCGAAGATCGCGATGCGGGGCGTGCTCATGAGCATCGAGCAGGAAGCGCTGAGGAAGGCGGGATAGGATGAAGTGGATTTTGATCATCTACCTCGGCGCCGCTACAGAGCCGACCGTCATCGTTGATTCATACGAGTCAGAAGCTCAGTGCAGCATCGCAGCAGACCTGATCATCGCCGCCGACATCGCAGCTAGAGGGTCAGAGAGTGACTACTCGACAGTCTGCCAAGAACGGATGAAATCCTAGGGCTGGTACGGGAATCCATACCAAAGTGGGGGTGTAACAGCACCCCCCCCCACCGCCGACCAGCTGAAAAGCGCGGCGGAACCTGCGCAACTATCGTGACCTGACCGTCGATGGTGCTGATGATCCTGGGAGAGCGGCAGAGAGAAACCCAGGAGCGGTTCCATTTGGGCAGATCGGGGCGCGGGTTGAGCTGGTGGCGGGACAGTAGGACGAATATCGCGAGAAGCCCCTGGCGAGCCGTTGAGGCCGTCGGGGGCTTTTTCGTTGAGGGGAGATCGGCCGCTGCGCGGGTATCGTCGCGGTAACGACGAGGCGGTCAGTCAAGAGCGTGCAGGCGACTAATATGCCGCAAGCGGCATGGTCGAGGTCACCGGACGCGTGTGCGATGAAAAGCTTCAGCTAGATCGAGAGAGCGGCGTTCTTCTGCCTTCTCAATGCAGTCGATGCATATGTAGGGGTCAACAGGGTCGCCAGTAGTGAAAACCTCATCGTCATCGCCGAGACAGCCGCAATAGCTACAAGCTTGGACAGTGGGCTTAAGCATCGATCAAATCACCCTGGCCGGTTTTTTCGAGTAGCTGAGCAGCCGAGGCACGGGCCTGCTCGATGATGTTGCGGAGGCGGCGAATCTCGGTTCGCTGGCTGTCGATGACATCGTGCAGCTCCTGATTCTTGCGGTGCAGGTCGATTGCATCGAAAGCGGCCATCCTGAATGCCTTGCTGGCAACTTTCTGACCGTATTGCATCTTGAGGCGGTCGCCCTCTTCGTTCGTTACGTCGAATTTGATCAGCATTTTGGTACCGTTCCCTTTCCTGGAAGATCTTGCTCGAGGAGGGAAATGGTACCAAATCATGATCACCACTGAAAGCGGTTTGGTACCATTTTTCATCCTGGAAGATCTTGCGCCAGGAGCAAAATGGTACCAGTCGCCTCGCATAATCGCAGGTTGATGTTAAACCGCTTCGCCGTGGCCAGTGATAGTCCCACGGCGGCGGCTAAACATAACCTGCAGCCCCATTATGCGAAGCGCCAGAGAAGAACACCCGCCACGAGCACCAAGACAATCAAGCCGGCGGTTGCTAGTCCTGGCGGGCCCGGCTCTGCCGGCTGTGGCTGATGGCGTGGCGGCTGGCCGTGAGGCTTGCCTTCCTTGCGATGAAACCATTCGCGGTCGATCAGTGACATGTCGCGCTTCCGTTGCGTGGGGCGCGGAAATCTCTCACATATGGCTAACCGGTGGATAGTCAGGGCTGTACGCGATCCGAAGCTGTTCAGCGCGGTGCTGGCGTGCCGTCTGGAGCTGTTTGGCGTGGTGCTCAAGCCACGCAGAACGAAACGCGATCCGCAGGCAGGAATCACGGTCAACGATCATCCAGGGCTTGATGATCGGCCAGAGAGCCAACTTAAACAGAAACCTACCGAGCCGCTTACGCAGCGGCACATCAGCAGCAAGCGGTGGCAAGTAACGACCCTTGAGGTGCCACGCGCTGAGCATGGTGTACGAGGCGCGCATATCGACAGGCCCCTGGTCGAGATATTCCATTCCATCGCGGAAGACTTGCCGAGTGTCATACGCCCTGTAGAGATCAGCGCCCTTGTAGGTCCACCGCTCTACCCTCACCTCAGCGCTTCGGCCGTAGTAGACGTTAGCGATGTGCATCTTCGGCAGGCTGATGCCCATCACCTTGAACCGATCCATGCGACGGCAGATGACCAGATGCTCGCACAGCGAGCGGACGATCTGAGCATCACACGACTCGATGTCCTGGATGAGGAACATGACGTCCCAGCGGTGCTTCCGGGCATGCAGGAACCAGTCAATTAGGGCGCGACGACCCTTGTCGTTCCACTCGCGGCTGTTGAGCCAAGTACCACACTCATCGAGCACGATCAGGCCGAACCGTTTTTCGTCGTAGTCGCGGTCATCTTCAGCGTCGTAGCCGGGGCCTAGCGCAGCCAAATCCTCCGCCCTGGGCTTGTCAGGCAGCCGGATCGCAGGCGATTTGCAGTAGGTGAACATCTGGTCGAGCTCAAGGTTGAGATTGGTAGCCACCCGACGACCATCGGAGAGGTAATCGCGAATCTTGGAGACACACGCGAGGGACTTACCGGAGCCGAGTTTTCCGGTCACGAAGTAAACGGCCATGGGACCTCCTGGGGGAATGGTGGCCCCCTACCCAGCCCCCTAAAGGGGGCCCGGCAGGGGGCTAACAGCTCAGATACGGGCTTTGACTGATGCAGCGTGAATACCGGTGACATAGAGCCAGCAGGCAGCGCGGGTGGCTGCAATGGCCGCGATGCACGCTCCGGTGACCGGCGGGAGGATACCCAGCGCGGTTTCGACTACTGGATGTATCTGACCAGCAAGGGCTACGAGGCCGGTAAGAATTCCATTGGTGGTAGCTGTTACTGTCGCAAGTAAAGCGATCCACGCTGCAACCAGGGCGAGCCTGATGCCGTAGCGAGCACCAAGCTTTGCGATAACGAAGTTGGCGAAGTAAGCAAAGATGCTGAGAAAGAATTGCGCTAGTGCTGCCATCACATAGGCCTCGCTTGGGTAACGGCTTCGGACCAAAGTTCGCGGCAGTAATGCCACGTGAAGACGACAAACAGAAAAGCAAGTATGGGGCGAACCCAATCAATGATGTACGGACAGTATCCTGTAGACCATGTTCCGATAATTGGTAGGTCGACACTTATTTCAGAACAACCGCCGCCAAATGAGTACCACGCCGAGTACCCAATAGCAGGAACAACTGCCGGCGGCGCAGAAACATCGGTCTTTATATCGTTGAGCTTGTCGATATACGGCTTATAGAGATCGGTGACCTCTGGCATTTCCTCATCTTCGTCTTTTGGCTCTTCCTGTGGCTGTTCGCCGGGCGCCAA